ATGATGTGGCGCTTAAGCAGGATCTTGCTGCGCCCACTTACGCCTTTACGCAGACCGGCAAGCGCGTGCTGGAAAGCAAGGATGACCTTAAGGCGCGCGGGCTTCCCTCACCCGACCTTGGCGACGCTTTGGCCCTGACCTTCGCCGCGCCAGTGGCGGCTAGAACACGCTTTGAGCGCCAGCGCGATGAGTTGGCCCGGCCCCGCTCGCGTGGTGAGTACAATCCCCTGGATATGGTCTGATGGCGATCCCGCGTGAGATCATCGCCAGCGAGTGGATCGACCGCGCCTGGCCGCTGCTTGAAGAGCACTATGCCGAGCTGGCCACCGTTCCTGATATCATGTTGCTTAAGCCCGATGTCGAGCGCTATCAAACGCTTGAAGCGGCGGGGAACTTGTTTGCTATCGGTATGTTTGACATCCATGGCGATAACGGCGAAACCCTAGTCGGCTACAGCGTTAACATTGTGTGCACCAACCTGCATTATGGCGACCTTCTAATGTGCCAGAATGACTTGCTCTTTGTGCGCAAGTCACACCGGCGCGGCATGACCGGCATGCGGCTGATTACGGCGACCGAGCGCGCCGCCAAGGATCGAGGTGTCAAGATGATGCTGTGGCACGCCAAGCCGGGGACAACCCTTGATCGGATGCTCCCAAAGCTGGGCTACGAGCCGTTTGAAACTATCCACTATCAGGTGCTTTAATGGTCCAAGCTATTGCAGCCGCCGCCGCTGTCGCTACCGCTGGCGCAACCGTTGCGCAAGGGCGTCAAGCGCAACGTGCTCAACGCAGGGCCGCCGATCAGGCTACCATGCAAGCCGAAATGCAACAGAGCCAGGCCGAGCGCGAGTTCAACCGCGCGAACCAGAAAAGGCCAAACATCGCAGCGCTTGCCGCACGCAATCGCGCCATGAGCGGCGGTGGCGTTGGCGGCACATTCCTTACCGGCACAATGGGTGCGCCTACATCGAGCGGCATGTTGGGCCGTACGAGTTTGCTAGGATCATGATACCCAAGACCGACATGCTGCGCCGCTGGACGGCGCTCCAGACCGAGCGGTCCAGCTGGATCGCCCATTGGCGCGAGCTGTCGGACTATCTGCTTCCTCGCTCGACGCGGTTCTACAAGAGCGACAGAAATAAAGGCACGAAGAAGCACAACGCGATCTTCGACAGCACGGCTTCACGCTCCCTGCGTATCCTGTCAGCCGGCATGATGAGCGGCATGACGTCGCCTGCGCGGCCATGGTTCAGGCTGGCTTTGCCCGATGAAGACCTGATGGACTATGCGCCGGTCAAGTCATGGCTGGCCGAAACGCAAGGGCGCATGCTGAACGTGTTTGCGCGCAGCAACACTTACCTCATGCTCCATGCCTGCTACGAAGAGCTTGGTGCATTCGGCACGTCGGCGTCCGTCATCATGGATGACTATGACGCCCTCATCCATCACTACCAGAGCCCCGTTGGCGAGTTCGCTTTGGCCACGGACTATCGCGGAAACGTCAACACGATTTACCGCGAGTTTGAGAAGACCGTTGCCGAGTTGGTTGCCGAGTTTGGGTATGACCAGTGCTCGCGCACGACCCAAGCGCTCTACAACTCAGGCAATCTCGATGCGTGGGTGCCGATCATTCACGGCATAGAGCCCCGCTCTGACCGCGATGCACGCAAGGCCGATGGCAAGAACAAGCCATGGCGCAGCGTCTACTTCGAGCCTGGGCGCGAGGACGCAGGCGACAAGGTGTTGCGCGAAAGCGGCTATGATCGCTTTCCGGGCCTCGCTCCGCGCTGGCATAAAATGCCTGGCGATGTGTACGGCAACAGCCCCGGCATGGAAGCGCTTGGCGACATCAAGCAATTGCAGCACGAGCAGCTGCGCAAGGCCAATGCCATCGACTATCAGACCAAGCCGCCGCTGCAGGTGCCCGCTGGCATGAAAGGGCGCGACCTGGATTACCTGCCCGGCGGCGTGACCTATGTCGATGCGCCCGGCGCGCAGAACGCGGTGTCCACGCTGTTCAACGTCCAGCTTGACCTGCAACATCTGCTCTTCGACATCCAAGACGTACGCGAACGCATCCGTGGCGCGTTCTACGCCGATCTTTTTCTCATGCTGGCGTCGACCGTTCCAGGCCGCATGACCGCGACTGAGGTGGCCGAGCGGCACGAAGAGAAGCTTCTTATGCTAGGCCCTGTGCTTGAGCGCCTGCACAATGAGCTACTCAAGCCCCTGATCGACGAAACCTTCACCCGCATGGTGCAGGCGAACCTTGTGCCACCGCCGCCTGAAGCGTTGCAGGGCGTGGAGCTTGACGTGGAGTTCGTCAGCATGCTCGCCCAAGCGCAGCGGGCGATCGGCGTCAATGGCGTTGATCGCTTCGTTGGGGCCCTTGGCGCGGTGGCCCAGATGCGGCCTGAGGTGATCGACAAGATTGACGTGGACAAGTGGGCTGACAGCTACAGCGACATGCTTGGCGTCGATCCTGACATTATCGTCGCATCCGAGAACGTGGCTATCATCCGCCAGCAACGCGCCCAGGCCCAAGCCCAAGCCCAACAGATGCAGGCTGCGCAGATGCAGGCCGATGCAGCCGCCAAGCTTGGCACGGTCAAGACCGATGAGAAGAACGCCGCTACCGATCTCATCAACCTTTTTAGCGGCTATGGAGGAACCTAACATGCCTGGAATGAAACCCTACGGCGCCAAGCCCGCTGGCAAAGGCGGCAAGATGACCCCGCCGCGCACGCCCCGTCGCCCCGCGCCATCTCGCAAAGGAAAGTAAGCCATGGGTGCGCCCGTCGTTTCACAAGCGCTTGAGACGCTCACAGCCACGATCGAAAACAGCGGCAGTTTGTCCGGCGCTGTGGATCTTGGCGGGCGCAAACTCGTGGCGATCGACATGCCGTCGTCGTGGACGGCCGCGTCGCTGACCTTCCAGGCCAGCGTGGATGGCGCCACCTATGATGACCTGTACGATGGCGCGACTGAACGCGCGTTGACAGTCGCCGCTTCGCGTTACCTTGCGTTCAATATCGCGGATTGGGTCAGTGTGCGGTTCCTGAAGATCCGGTCAGGCACAGCCGGCACGCCAGTCAACCAGGCCGCAGCGCGCACGCTCACGCTGGTCGTGCAGCCGTGAGCATGCTCTGGGCGAAGCGCGGATGGGCGTCTCCCGGCTCGCAGTTCCTGCGGGCCGCGGAGCAGCTCGGCGCGACCGACGCCTGGGACTTCGTCGACGGCGTGTATGTGCGATCGGGCAGGGCGACGCCGGATTCCGGCCTTACCGTTACGCGCGCATCAAGCGGGTATGCAGAGACCGCGGGGGGCGTGCTGGTTCCGTTTGCCTCTGGCGAGCTACGGCGCACGGATCGGGGTGTGCTGGTGGAGGGGGCGAGGACAAACGGTCTGACGCATAGCCTGACGTTGCAGACAGGATGGGCGGCGTTGCTTGGCGCGACCATTTTGAGCGCTGACACATTTACGACAACCTCGACCTACGGGTCTGGTGTTGAACCAAATCAGGCTTTAATTGCAGCAGCGGGAACAACAGTGACCAGCTCTGTCTGGCTCAGTGGCAGCGGTGCATGCGAAATCACGGTAAAAGACGTCAGTGGATCGTTTGGGCGCTCACTAAGCGCGCTCATAACACTAACTTCCACACCAACGCGATATAGCTTGACGCGCACCTTGGTTGACGCAAACGCAGTCATGGAAATCAGGTCAGTCGGCACCGCATCGACAATTACCGTGTTTAAGCCGCAGCTAGAAGCGGGCGCGTTTGCGTCGTCTCCGATCGATACGTCAGGCGGAACGGCCACGCGCGCGGCAGACTTGATTGTAGCCAATCAAACGGGACCAACATATCCGATTACTTTATACGCGGAAATTGATGGCGCGACGCCCAATGGCGAGCCGTTTCCAAGATTTTTGCAATGGGAGGCGGGAACCGGCGCGCGTATTGAGCTAGTCAATGCTGACCCCACGCTTACAACGGATCGCACGTATGCCTACGCAGGTATCGGCGGCGGAATTAACGCGGCAGTTGTAAGTGGTTTGTCTGGCCGCAAAAAAGTCGCGGCAAAGATTGAAAGCGGAGCGCTGCGCTTGTCGGCCAATGGTGGGGCCGTTGCAACCGGCACAGCCACCGGCACAGCGCCAACTGGGGATCTGTATTTTGGCAATCGCACAGATGGAGCCCGATCAGCGTTTGATTATCTGCGCCGCGTGGCAATTTTCCCCAGCGCCTTCACTGACGCGCAATTACAGGCGATCACGTCATGACCAGCAAAGCTTTAGACAACGTCGCCAAACTGCGCGATATCGTCAATGTGCGCGATTTTGGCGCAAGCTCGACAGCCAGCGCAACGGTCAACACGGCGGCGATTCAAGCGGCGATTGATTATGTGTACGGCCTCACGGGCGGAGGCGCCGTCCAAATCATTGGCGATTACAACATCAATGGCGCGCTCGTCATTGGGTCGCTGGTGCGCCTGCAAGGGCCAGGGCGGCTGGTCCAAACGACCGCGAACACACCGATCATCAAGGTAACCAAGGGAACATTCAACCAAGGGTGGTCAATTCGGCAATTGGAATTGCAGTACCAGTCAGCTCAACCTAGCACCAACACAGACGCTCGTGCCATCATCCTCTGCGAAGCAAACAAGTTTAGTTACAGCTTTATCGTTGAGGACGTGCGGATTTGGCAGGCTGCAAAAGGCATCGACGCGCCAGAGGAAACGGCGTCGTTTGCGTTTCTTGGCACGTTTAACAACGTCACCATTGAGAACTGTTCAGACTGGGGTTTCGATTGGCGCAACACAACGGCAGGAGGCAGCACCTACCTGTCGATGAACAATGTCTGGGTCAACAACATCGCGGGACAAGAGATTGCAGGATCAAAAGGCTTTCGAATCCAACGATGTGCCACTCTGTGCATCAACTCAATCGCTATTGATCACATTCAAGCCGACCCCGTGCTGATTGAAGCGTGTGTGGGAAATATTGGTGTCATCACAGTTGAAAGTTGCGACCGTTCAGCCTCATCCGGTGACCCCACTTGCGTTATTGTTTCTGGTGGGAATGTAACCATTGGCGAAATTGCACTTGAGGCAAACAATACCACCATAAGCGGAACCGCAGATGCAGCGGGAGTAAAAGTAGCGGACAGTGGAACGGTTCGTTTAGGTGTTTTGCGCGACAACTTTAATCAGATTGTCGATACAAGTTCAGGCGCTTGGTACACGGCAAACGTCACAAGCAATTCAACCTTGTATGTGGACCGCTACATATATGGCGCGGCTTCGTCAAACCCTGTGCCAAACGGCGCGCTTGCCGATTTCAGCACGCCTGTCCGCATTCGTCAGTTCGCGGAAAACGTCCGCCGCGATGTGCGTGGCGGGAAAACGCATGTGTTCGGCACCGCGCCGCCTGCGTCCGGGACGTGGGCCAAGGGCGACATCACTTGGAATAATGATCCGATTGATGCTACATCGCCAATCGGTTGGATTTGCTTAGTTGCTGGCACACCGGGCACATGGTTGGAGTTTGGTGCGCCAATTATAACGCAAGCAACAGCTGCGGCAATCGCGGCAGTCGGTAATGCTATTAACACCACCGGAAAATTTGGCGGCAAATTAGTGTGGGACAGCACGAATAACCGCCTGTTGCGTACCCAAGGAGGAGCCGCCGCGGACCCGTGGTATGTGGTTGACGGCAGCGCGTCCGTCACACCAAGCTAAGGACATGATCATGGCATTGAGCAAGACAGTTGAGACACCGCAAGGCTTCATCGCCACTGGCGCATATCATCGCGTTGAAGGCGTCAGCGTGACAAAGACGCAACTGGCGTTTCGCGTGCGGTCCTATGTGCAAGCGGACAAGCCTGCGTTTGGCGATCAGGGTTATGAATGCGCTTATGACCTGACCGGCGAAAACCCAATCCGGCAGGCGTATCTGCATCTCAAGATTTTGCCCGAGTGGGCAGATGCGGCAGACGCGTGATGGCCTGGAATGCTTCTCTCCTTGACGGCCCCGTCCCCATCCCGATTTACGGCGAGCCCGATCAAGACGGCGCGCGCCCCGTCACGGGCTACGAACCCGGTTATCATCTTAACGTTGCGCCCCAGGTCTACACCGCAGAAATGGAGCCCTATCTCATGACCCCCACGGTTCCGCGTCGCGTGTTTGCGGGGGCGGAGACGGTGTTTTTAAGATTCGCCGATGAGGCCGAAGCCCGCAGCGCGCTTGGCGCTTACTGGATGGAGCCAACAGAATGACCAACGTCATCGACGCCCCCATCGTCACCCGCCTATCGCTCAACCCCGAGCGCGTGCTGGAAGCGGCCCTTGGTAAGCTGAGCGATGTGGTCATCATTGGCTACACGCATGACGGCGAAGAGTACTTCGCGTCATCCGAAGCCAACGGCGCGGAAGTGGTGTGGCTGT